GTTACGAAGTCCAATCGTTTATTATACCAGCTTCAGCAGTCAACGCTCCCCACCAACGATACCGAACATGGATTGTGGCTTACTCCGAGTGCAACAAACATCGACAAGAGATCAGACGCAGCTCTGAAGAAACGTCAGAAGTACAGAGAGAGCATAGGGAGAACGACAATCAATCCTGGCAATCTAGCAGAGCAAGTTCAGTACGGTTTTCCAATCAAGGACATGAGGATGTGGAGGACACCAGACGCAGCAGCTGGAGGGAGCAACCTACCAGGAATACAGAAAGCATTAGACGAAGGTCATCTGAAAAGACCAAGTGGTCAACCCATACAGATCAGACTGCAAGATCAAGTCAAAGAACCGAGACTGTGGCCGACACCGACAGCAAGGGATTACAAAGACAACGGGAAATCACCAGCAGAACTTATGAGGAACTCAAAAACTTTGGCAACCCATGCTGGTGGAACACTGAACCCGATGTGGGTCGAGTGGTTGATGGGCTACCCAATAGGGTGGACAGACTTAAAGGATTAGGCAATGCAATCGTACCACAAATTGCATATCAAATTGGAATGGCAATAAAAGAGGCAGAAAATGATAGCTGATATTTCATGGCATGAATACCAAATGGCAGCTCAAGTAGGTGTCAGCCGTAAATCACAATCTATAAACCTTGGTCATAAAGATCGTTATGGTTCAACTTGGAACCCAATCAATGATATAGGATGGTCAGTCGTTAGTGCTGTATCTGAATTGGCCGTTGCTAAATGCCTGAAGATGTATTGGGATGGCTCAGTCAATACCTTTTCACGACCTGATTTAGAAGGCATAGAAGTTAAGGCCCAACTTCATCATAGTATTGATCCAAGTAAGACAAGCAACTTTCTAATTATAAAACCAAATGCAGATGACGAGCTTGTGCATGTCTTGGTCCTTGTTCATTCAAACACACGATACGAAGTTGTTGGGTTTATTAAAGGTAAGAACGCAAAGATCACACAGTTTGAACGACAAGTAAAAGATCGGCCACCATTCTATGCCGTACCAATTGATGAACTTACAGATATGAGGATGTTATGATCAAACACTACACAATTACTGCACTAATTTTATTTGTTTTTGTATTAGGTTTATACATTGGACACTATTTTGCGGCCCCACTCCATCATGTGCTTTCTGATCAGTGGACCGAGATTACAATAGCTCGTGAACAAATAGAATTAATCTGCATTCAAGTAGGCTGTGTGTTTGACTGATCTTCGAATACTTAGTCTTGGAGCTGGTGTTCAAAGTAGCACACTAGCATTGATGATGGAAAAGGGTTTGATTGATAAACCTGACGCAGCTATTTTTTCAGACACAAAAAGTGAGCCTAAAGCTGTTATGGAGTGGCTTGAATGGTTAAAAACACAATTATCTTTTCCCTTACACATTGTCAGTCGTGGTAATTTAAGACAAGACACAGTTGACGCAGTTCATGGCAAGTACAAATATGTGACAATACCAGTTTATACAGTAAATGCCGAGACTGGTAAAAAGGGTTTATTGCGTAGGCAATGCACCGCTGATTACAAAATAATTCCAGTAAACAAAAAAGTTAGAGAATTACTTGGTCTTAAAAGGTATCAGCATGTCAAAAAAGGTACTAAAGTTGAAATGGTTATGGGCATTTCGTATGACGAGGTGAGTCGTATGCGTACCAATCAAATTAAATATATTAAAAACCAATATCCATTAGTTGATCTTAAAATGCGTAGGCAAGACTGCATTAATTGGATGGAGGATAATAACTATCCAAAGCCCCCACGATCTGCGTGTACTTTTTGTCCGTTTCATAGCAACGAAGAATGGTTGCATGTAAAACAAAATAAATCTGAATGGGATGAAGTTGTTGAGCTTGATAAAGCAATTCGACATGCCACAAAACGACCAGAAGATGAGGTGTTTTTGCATTCATCTTGCAAACCCATTGATGAGATTGATTTTGAGAAAAAAGATCCTCAATTAAACATGTTTGAAAATGAGTGTGAAGGTATGTGTGGTGTATGAATAGTTTAAAGCACAGCTGCATAGACGTTGGTAGTGGTTTTTTGTTAGCCATCTTAATTCAAATATCTATATTTCCCTTGTTTGGATTATACCCAAGCATAAGTGACACCATTGGCATATCGTTAATATTCACAGTTGTTTCTATCATACGTTCCTGGCTATGGAGATTGGTGTTTAAACATGAATAGCCAAGCAAAATGGGGGTGGTTTCTCCGATCTGATGTCAGCCCCAACGGGAAGATCGTATACCTCTTATTGAGTGAGTATAAGGCCAAATACGGGAGGTGCTATATTCGTCAACAAACCATTGCAAACCAAATTAATATGAACAGAAGAACAGTCGTTCGTGCATTGCGTGAGTTAGAAGATAAACGATTAATTACAAGAAAAAGATTAAAAAGTTCGTGTGAATATTTCTTACATATCAGCTTATTGGACAATGTTTTAAGTCCTCAACAAAGTGATACGACACCAGAGTCGTATATTAGTAAAGTATATAATACTAATAATACTACTTATAATACTACTAAGAATACTAAGAAGGTGCCAGATTTGTCTCATCTGGGGAAGAATTTAAAGATGAGTTATAAGACTGCTGTCCATGACATAAAAAATGGGAGCAGACTAAAAAAAGCGGACCAACTTGTTCACAATAAATTCTTTACGCACATGAAATCACGAGGTGATATGGGTAAGTTTTGGCAACAACTTATTGATGGTGAAATCGAATGGCCTGAAGAACTTCCAAAGTTAGGTAAGGTATAATGAAAGTCCTTGCTCATTCTTGGGCTTATTCTTGGTTCCTTGCTCATTCTTGGGTCCTTGCTCATTCTTGGAAGTTTATCAAATGACTATCACTTCTGTACAAATAATAGATATGTTTCAAATAGCTTATGATACAGACAAAAAGCTGCCTTCTGTATATAAGCAAGGTGCAAGCTCTATGAAGTTTGACATTGTGCATGATAGTTCTGATCATAATCGTTGGAGTAAGCAGCCCATTAAAACAGTTGCAACAAGTAAAGAGATTGAGATATACGAATTTTGTCTTTTTTACTTAGGCCCATTGATGAGTGTAGATGAGAGAAAACTTGTTTGGGCCAGAACTTTGAATGCTCCCTGGCATTGGATAGGCAAGAATATTCTTAATTGCTCCCGTCATACTGCAAAAAAGAGATATTTAGAGGTCATTCGTATGCTTAGAATGAGAGTGTCAATTAGTGAGGAGCTTATGAAAAAGCTCCCCAAAATTTAATTAACATTATTGACAACTTCATAAGGCTTAAACATTTCTAAGTCTGGTAATTCAGTATATATTTCCATACTCCACTGAGTTCTAAAATCCCATTTATCAACAAAAATTCCTAAATTACACAGCTTACGAAAAGTAGAGCTGCATTTATTATAAAATTTTTCATTACCGTTTGGAAAATCATCATCTAAAGAATACAATCTAAAATCTAATTCAGCTTTTAAAAAATCATCAACGTATTTTTTATGTTTATTGTCAAATAAATAGACTGTGTTTTTATCACATAAGCCACCAGCAGCTTTATCACCACTACAAGCAACTAAACATAATTGAAAAGCCATGTTATTTGTCCTCCGTTTTGTTTTGTTTTAAAAATTCATTTACTCGATCTTGTGTAAATATGTGACAAGCCAACAAAAAATTATATTCGTCAGTTTTGTCTTTTTTTAAATCGTCAATAATATAATCAAGATCAAGAATATCAGATAGTTCCTCGATTATATCAATTGCTTCATTAAGTTTGTCTTGCATTGATCTTTGTTTCATTGGTCCCCCGTTGTTATTTGTTGTTTAATATCGTCATAAATACTTTCTAAGGTGACATCAGAAACATCAAAATTATCCCATTCTTGCCCCTTGTATGTGACGTAAACTTGCACTTCTAATTCATCCATATTAATTTTATTCATATATATTCTAAGCCCCTCCATCCATCTTTTGCCAGATACATCTCTGAATTTATTTTTTCTTTTAATGCTTTTCTTTCGGATATATCCCATAAAAATATTTTATCTTCTCGTTGTTTAGTTTCTTTTTCATCTCTTAAAATAAAATTGCACACACAATTTGGAAATGCATCTTTGAAATCTTCATAATAATCATATGGTTCTCTAACTTTATCTTTAACAAACCTATTAAAAATATATTCATCAATTTCAATGCTAAATTCATATTGTTTTAATTTTTTCATATTTACCCCTTTATTAGTTTAATTAATTCAATGATTAGTTCCTTGGTGCCTAAAATAATTATGTAGGCAAAAATAAAGACCATGGCCCCCAATAGGAATTGTGGGCCTGGGTCCAGGTTTATTGTTGTTAGCAGCTCAACCATTTAGGGCCTCACCAAAATCATCTTCATAATAATCTTGAAACATGCAATAGAACTGATCTGGATCAATTTTAAAAAATTTATAATCAGTCAATCCACCCCTTGCGTCAGCTCCATTATGTATTGAAAGAGCTATAATTGGATTCTCATATATATCACCGCAAGCCAGGTATTGAATGCTTTGTGATAAGCAGTTGTCAAAATTGTATGTATATGTGCAATCAATATCTTGATCAAAATATACATATTCTTGCATAAACTGTTCAACGTCATGCCTGGTATTTGATCTGCCATCTCTATTATCAAATGCATGCCATTTATTTTCATCAATCCAATCATTAAGCTGATTGGTCAAATCTGGTAAATATTCACAGCTTTCTGATAAATGATGAAATAATGATTTTGTGATAATATCATCATCTTTTGTTAAATATTCTTCATTTTCAAAATCAATTAATGTTTTTTTCTGGTTATGCTGCCAGTGACGGCCATCATCACCGCCACTATCAAGAAAATGTGTTCCAGTATTTTCAGTTAACATTTCATATATTGCTTGATTAGTTGCATTACTCATTGCAACCCCCTTTCAATTGCTCATTAAGTTTAATTAATTTACTTTCTAAGTGGTTAAGCCTTTCAACGTCATCAGTTGAATAGCTTGTATTGTCAAACATCCAATAAATGTCATTGATCTGCTTTTGAACTTGTTTAATTTGTTCGATCATACGGCCCCCTTCACTACTACTGTTTCATAATGTCTTGTTATTATGTTTTTAAAACAATCATGTACTAATCCATCATCAAAAGTTTTTGAATACATGTACATATATTCATCTGGTATGTGCATTAATCCTTGGTCAATTGCATTTTTGAACGCTGCTTGACTATCTCTTATTGTCATATTATTCATAAATTATCCTTTATTAATGTTCTGATCTTATAGATCATATTGACCTTTTAGGTCATATTATAATATATGTCAATAGCATAATAAAAAAAAATATTGGACATTTTGCCCCGAATAAGGAATAAATCTTGATATAATAGCAAATCATTGCGTTGATTTAATAAATCATGGTAGGAAGGCCCCAATCTAAAGTTTTCTGTGAGAGCCTCACAAGATCGTCAAACTATACTAAACAATGTAGAGCCAAAGGCTACTTGATGAAGTCGGGGCATTATCGGTGTAAAAATCACGGGGGTTTTAGTGATTGGAACGCAAAGACTAAGCAAGGCAAGTTTAAGGCCCTTAGAAATTTAAGATCATTAAAACATTTATCAGATGAAGAAATTAGAACTAAATACATCATTGAAAGAGAAAATCCTTGAGCAATTAAGCCTGGGAGTGAATTTAACTAAAATATGTAATGATAAGACCATGCCTAGTTTAACAACTGTATATAAATGGTGTAGAGAATATAAAGAGTTTGGTGAAGAAGTTACAGAATGTAGAAGGTTAGGCTGCCAAACATGGCTTGATACTGCAATGAATGAATTAGACAAGAAAGACGTTCCACCCAATCAAATACCATTTTTAAGAGAGAAGTTATATATGGCTCGTTGGATGGCTTCTAAATTGTTGGGAGCTTACGGGGACAAGCAAGAGATTAAACAAAGTG